TCTTCTGCCGTACTTAATAAAGATTCTCTTAATTGTGTATCTGTATAAAATGATAATACATCACCTACATATGATGCCATTTCCATAAACATCATACCAGGAGATGATTCGTTAAAATCGTTAAATGTATTTGGGAAATAATTTTTAGAAAACTCAATTAAGTTTTTTCTAAACTCACCAAAATCTCTACCGATTAACGATACATCTTTTTGTACTAAATCTGATTTCTTTTTGTTTGCCATATCTTAAACCTATTCTATTGTACTTCCAGCTGAATCATAAAACACTATTATTTGTTGGTTAGCACCTTGCTCTGTAACTCTAAACCTTAATTCTATTTTTACAAAATTTCTATCAGGTTCTGATTGAACATCTACATTGTCAATAACTATATAAGGTAACCAAAATTTTATATCTTCTGATAATGTATCTGTAAGTCTTTCATTAAGGTCGTTATCCATATTTTCAAAAAGCAAAGAATAAACATCCGAACCAAATAAAGGTTGGAATGGTCTTTCACCTTTTCTAGTCAATAATAGATTTTTTAAATTAGATACTGCTTGCTCTTCTGTTGTAAAACTTTGAGAAAACAAACCATTGGGTTTACCAAATGGTAATTTTATACCAACAGCAACATCTTTTTTAAAATCTATTGGATTATAGAAAAATGATTTTCTTTCTTTAGCCATTTAATTATCTTCCTTTTTTCTTATCAATCGCTTTCATCAATTGAGAATAATCTTTTGTTATAGCACCCATCACATTAGCTACTTCAGGATTAGATGTATCAACAGGTCTACCATCAATATCTTGAGTAGGTGCTGCTACCATAGAACCACCTTGCACAAATGATTGAGCTTGATTGGATGTGTATGGATTTGCATCTAAGTTTCTCCACTCACCACTTTCAGCTACATCATTTAACATTTCATTTAACATTGGGTTATCAATAAACTTTTTTGGTTTTGATACTTTTTTATTTTCTTCTATCGCTAGAATTTTTTTCATATCAAGTTCTAATGGGTCTACTTCAACCTGTTTAGATTTTATTTCTTTTATAATCGGTTTTTGAGATTTCTTAATCTCTTTAAGCATAGGTTTTAGTTCTTCACGAACTACCTTTCTTACGATTACTTCTAATAATTGTGCTAAATCTCTTGCTTTCATAATTTTCTACTTTATATATAAATATTAAAAACTTTCTTTTTACACCATTCCAATCCAAGGTTGTCCTACAGGTCCGATTGGAATCGGTGTTGCAGGTGAACCACTTGTTACAAATTCAGTTTGTAATCCACCTACTGTTAATAAATGGGCTGTAAATGCCGTTACTAATTTTGTAGCTATCGGAATCCCAAATGGTATCTTAGATGTTGGGTGAGTAAATGCATTTAATAATCCAGCTTTAAGCGCTGGAATAGCTCCACCATTGTTTATTTTATGAGTTATGGGTGCAGGAACACCTGCCGTACCCGTTGATGCTGCCATATTCAATGGATGAAATGGTACAGGTGACATGGTTGTTGCTAACCAATATTTTGATGTTGCGTTTGCCCAATCATTAAAATGATTAAGTTTGGGTTTACCTCCTGAACCTTTTATATCCTTTAATGTTTTTATTATACCTTGTTTAATTCCACTATATGAAGCTTGAGCTAATGGTAGATTGACATGAAGAACTGTTTGAGCAGTTTTAACTGCTTTATGATATTCCGATGCTATCTTCTCTGCGGTTTCTTCTTCAGTTTTTCCTTCGGTTGCTGAATTAAGATAACCACCTACTGCTGGTATGAATACGGGCCAAAGTGCGGGCATAATATTATTGTTTCATTTTTTTAATATCACTAAGTATAGATGCAACTTTTGAAGCGTTTGTAGCCGGGCCTGTAGGTCCGACTCCAGTTGCATAAGTTGCTGCTGCGGAAGTTAAATCTTTTAACTCACTTGCCAACTTCTCTATCAAAGTAAATAGTTTATCCATTTCCATTTGCCAACCTGGCGTTGCGTTTATAATATCTTTCTTTGCAGCTATAATAACATTTTCTTTTCTACCATTTAAAAATATCCTATCTGAATTAAGATATATAGATGGTTTACTATATGATGATGGATTATCAGCTCCACCAATTCCTGTTTGAGCTGGTTTTAATTTTATCTTTTGTGATGAACTTAACCATATAGATGATAGGTCTTTATTAACATCTTCTATAATAAACTTATTATATCTACCACCACTCTTTCTACCATTAGCTAAAATAGTAATTGGGTCATTATCTGTAGATGAACTCCACGATGGTTTCTCAGATGTTTTACTTCCTTTAGGAGTGTATCCAAATCTCATTGAATGTCCAAACCTACCCTCTATTAAAGTATCACCTATGAATGGTTGTAAAGAACCTACATCAGTTCTTTCAGAAAATCCTGCTCCTAAATTTTTATCACTACTACCACCACTACTTCCAGGTACTCCAGCTGCGGCTGCTAAATATCCTGCGGCTGCGACAGCTGTTGATATAAGTGTTTTGGAAGTTGGTAGAGCGTTGTTGTGAGGATTCTTTTGTATTGATACTGGACTTAGATAATAGTATGTTGTATTCGAATTTCTTTTTTCAGGTCTAGATTCACCACTAGCACCTTGCATTATTATAACAGTTTCACCAATCAATGGAATCCTTCTCATAGATACATCCATTGGATATGCTTTTATTTGTTGATTAACTGTAGTTTGATTAAACGCCTGAATCGCATATAATTCATTTACATCATCATCTTTAAGATTTATTTTTTGTACAGTACCTACTGTTATCTTACCTTGGCGAGCCATTATTCATCTCCCTCTATATTATTAAGAGCATCAATTTTATTATCAATTGCTTTTGCATTTTCCAAAAGTTGTTTCTTTTCATCTTCAGATAAACCGAATCCACCTTCTTCAGATGAGTTAGCATCTTTTAACATTCTTTGAACTATCGCTGCTAACTTTACAATCTGTTCATCGTTTTTAATTGATACTTCCATATACTCTTTAATTAAAGGAACAATCACTGTAGCGTCTTGTAGATTCTTTACCAAAGGTTCTAATTGTGCGATAAGAAGTTTTAGTTGCCTATCCTTCTTTTTAGAATTGTTGTAAACATCAGACATAATATCTGCAAATGTTTTACCTTTAAATAATTCTGTATCCTTATCCATTACTATCCTTTAATTTATATCTAAGAGATAAAAATCCCTTTTTATTATATTCGGTGTACAACTCTACATAAATACCTTTTAATTTACCAACTACTTTAGTTATGTATTGAGTATGTACTCCAGTTCTCTCTCTAATAAGTATGTAGAGTGCCTTCTTATTATACGAATATAAATCATATCTGGTCTTAAATAATTCATTTATTGAATCAGCGATAGCTCTATCTCTATCTTTTAGAAACAATTCATATAAATGATAATCGATATATTTTGTGTAGTGGTCAATAAAATCTGATTTTGCTTCTTTATTGTTTTGGTCTACTATCTCATTTACAATATTACGAGATGTATCAATCGCCGCTACCTTTTCTTTTGATTTCATCCTAGCATAGTTTGCGTTGTTCTCATTGAACAAATAATTTCTCGCCACTACAGTAAAGTAAGAAAAAGCTCTACCATTCTCACCATTGAACTTATGAATCTTTTCATTTAAAAATGCAACTACACTTGCTTTTACATCTTCATAAGGAACATCAAAGTAATATGTTTTGTAAGTATGAATTACATTTTCTGATAGTTTATCAAATGGGTAGTGAATAAATCTATTATAAATTTTATTTTTTAATGCGTTATCATCACATCCATTATATGCATTTATAGCTATCTCTGTAATTTTGGTAAAATATCTTTTACTTCTTTTTCTTCTTTTTCTAGGCATCGGGGTTTATTTCATTATTTAACTTATCTAATGCGGTTTGTATTTCATTAAATACAAAACCACTTTCATCATCAGCTTCAAAAGAACCAATTCTATCTACTTCTTTCATTCTATTTAAAGCTCTTCGAACAGAGTTTTCTACAGAATCCAACACTTCATCCTGCTCTTCAATACTATCTTCTAACTTTTCAACTTTACGAAGTAAGTTCCATACTATGTAAAGTAATGTAAATATTATTACCAATGGTAAAACTATGTGTTGTATTGTTTCCATATTAAGCCTCTTCTACTTCACCAAATATAGATTTAAAATCAATCTTCTCTGGCATTTTTACGTTTTCTAATTTTGCTTTCTTAGTTGGTCTACCACCTAAATTCTTTGTGTTAACTTCACCCTGCTTCATCTTCATCCATCTTTCGTTTTCAAATCTAGCAGCCATAATATCAGCTTGGTGCATTACAAATGGTAATCCAGTCTTTAGTGCGTTATCTTTATTATATGAGATATAATATTCTTTATTAGATTCATCATATAATCCATCAGTAAGTTTGATACCTAAATATTCAACTTCTGAGATTTTGATTCCAAAATGATTCAACATCCAAAATGTTCTATCATTCAAATTCATCCAATGCATAGATGGGTTAGTTTTATAAATCTTTCCTTGATTCTCAACATGCCATTGTGAATCATTTGGGATATACCAACTCTCATCAGCGTTACCAACTTTACCTAAATCGTGGTGAAGGGCTGTAAAGATTACAGTTTCCTTATCGTATCCACCATCACCGATTCCTAACTCAGTATGTAAATCAAATACCTTAACTGCGTTTAGAGTAACTCTAAGTACGTGGTCAATGTATCCACCAGCAAATGCGTTGTGGAAGTGTTCCGTTGAGGATGCTGGAGTTAGAATGATTCTATCTTCAAGATGGTCGTACATCTTATTAAGAGATTCCAATCTCTCACCTGTAAAGGTTTGGTTAATTAATTTTCTGAACTTTTCGTAGTTCTCTTTGATTTTATTTTCATCTAAAATATGTACCATAATTTAATTTTTATTTGTTAACTAATTGATTATCAATGTGTTGTGATGATAGTGATAGTGTAACTGATTGATTATCAGACACTTACGCTTCATCTAATATAGATAAGAATTCACTTTCTCTATAAATGTTATATGTTTTACCACCATTCTTATGTTTGAATCCAGTTCCATCTAACAGAACTATATCACCAACTTTGGTGCTCATTGGTATTGATACACCATTTTGAGTGTATAACCCAGTACCAACTGCTACTACTTTACCCATCATTGTGGTTTCTGAACCTGATGGTTTGTATAAACCACCTTTTGTTTTTTCATCGTTTCTTTTGAGTATCTCTACTACTACTCTATCCCCTAAAGGTCTATAATTGTATTCCATAACTTAAACTATTTTATCTATAATTCCTAATTCTAATGCTTCTTCTGCTGATAAGAAGTAATCACTTCTTTGATTTTCTTTCCAAAACTTTTTATCTTTTTTAGTAACCTCTTCCATAAGATTGTTACAATCATCTTCTAATTGTTCTGCGAACTTAGCGTTTGATTTAATATCTTCTAACTTTCCAAAATTCATTGTTGATAATTGGTGAACCATAATCTTAGAATGTTTAGATGCTGCTCTAAGACCAGTACCACATGCTAATAGTAATGCTGCAGCGCTCATAGCTGAACCTCTACAAATAATGTTTGTAGAAATATCATCATCTTTCTTTATGGTTCTAATGTAATCAATCAATCCTAAAGTTTCTACAACATCACCACCTGGTGAATTAAGTAGAATGTTAATTGATTTTAATTCTGGATTAATTTTTCTGAGTAATCTAACTTTAGATATTGTATCAAATATCATTCCTTGACTAATCTCATCTTGTACTAATATAATGTTTGATTGGATGTCAATCCCATAATCAAACTCCCTAAACTCTTGAAAATGTTTTTCTCTTTCAGATACTTTGGGAACATCGTACTTTATATCTGCTTCACTTACCGTTGTAGATGTTCTACCGTCATTATATAAATCACTCATTGCTTTTATAACTATTTTTTATGTTAAACTTATGTAAATATACAAAATTATTTTTAGAATACCAAATCTTTTAATAAGTTTTTATATCATCATTATTTTCCTTACTTCCAGTTTCTTTTCTGAATTGTTGTAAGTCTACTCCATCAGAATATGGTTTAGAAAGTTCATTGTAAATACGTTCATCTTTTTTTGTATCTTTCTTTTCAGATTCATAATGTATTCCATCATTTCCGTTTTGACCTATGATGTTCATTCGTTCATCATTTTCAGGATATACTTTTACGTTTCCGTAACTATCTTCTACTTCCCATTTATCAGAAACCTTTTTAGTAGCAAGAATCTCTTCATTCTTTTTAATCATTTCTTCTTGATTAAGTTTATCTTTTTTATGTTTCTCAGCATTCATTATTGTATGTTTATGTAACATCTTATTTCTTGCAGTATAATAATCATCACTATCTTCTTCTCTTCTACCAACATATTTGTTTACTGCGATTACCATAGCGATAGCCATTGGGTCAAATACAAATACAATCATTAGTGTGAACCAATTTACAATTACATCCATTGGTTTACCTGTAATCTTAGCCATATATCTTAGTGGACCTATTTCTGCAGCTACCTCATTGTTAGATTCTAAATCTAAAATCTGTAATTCTAATTTAGTAATTGAATCGGTTACAGTTTCCATCTTAATGGATACTCTGTTTCTTTGTTCCTTCATATCATCTAACTGAGAGTTAAGAACTCTACGAGTAGATGATGAGGTTGTGGTGATGATATTACCTAACGTA